TGAAGGTTCGGGTTGTTATAACTAAATCTACCCGTGACTGTGCCGCCCTGATCAGATCGTATCTGGTTTATCTCTGCGTGTATACGTCCGTTATGTTCGTGTTTGAGTATTGTATCAATAAAAGTTGTGTTTGCTTTGTTGATCTCTCTTGCCTCGTTTATTAGTTTTGGTAGCTCAGCTGGGTGTGTGGCTAAAAAATTTTTTGTAAAAGATGGTGCGCCTTTTTCTGTCCTGTCGTATGGAATCTTTTGACCATCAAATGCTTTTGCAATCGATGCAGCAGCCCAGATCTCTACGTCAAACCCTGCTAACTTATTAATATCTTGTAATAAATTTTTCTCTGTTTCTTGTAGCTGTGCCTTGACAGACATAGCTTTTTGTACGTCAACACGTACGCCTTGAAATTTCATATCAACCAAACATGGAAACAAATTAGACTCTAAGTCAAATACATCCCACAGATCTTGCTTGGTAATCTCATGCTGTAGTGCGTGCCATAGTTTCAGTGTCATCTCGGCATCGCGTTCAGCATACTCACCTACAAACGGTGCCGGCAGTTTCCACATCTCTGCCTTTGGATTGACGCCAAAGTCTTTGGCAGCATCCTGTAATAGTTTTTCATTCTTACGCATGCCAATATACTCTTTACCAATAGAGTCTAGTGTGTAACTAAATCTATTCTCATCAATCAAACTTGCAGCAATCATTGTGTCAATGATGCCACCGTTTATGTGAAAGCCAAGTGACCTGATCCAAGACACATCATACATGGCATTGTGAAATATTTTTGTAGCTGTGGTGTTTAGAACTTCTTCAAACCAATCCAACACTAATGCGCGGTCCATGTTGCCCCCGCCTTCGTGCGCGATAGGAAAATAGCCGGACCAACCCTCGACCGCAATGGCAATGCCGACTATCTCCCCGTCTCTTCGCACCGCACCTGAACCCATGGTAAGCAGGTTTGGATCTCTTGTCTCTAAGTCAATGGCTATCTCCATGTGACCGGACAAATCTGGTAATCTATCTGGTGGTACCCATTCTGTTTCGGGTGTGAAAAGTGGTTGCTGTATTGATCTCATTTATACTCTTCTTTCAGTTTGTTCAGAAACCAAATAGCTTTGTCTAAATCTTCTATAGGCTTGCCTTTGTGCTCATGTCGCCAAATGTATTTAATCGCTGAACCTTGACAATAGTATTTGAAACCATCACCCTGGCAAGACTTAATTGCGTCAATGCAACCAATGCCGCCTTTGTTGTAATGTGCCGGAAAATTTACTGGATCATTCTTCTTCATACATCTCCTTTATTTGTTTTTGTATTCTTCTAATGTTAACACTTCCCCATAAACCATAGTCCAGGCTTGTCACAGGTCCACCCTGTGAGTACAGTTTTCTACTTGGTCGTGCTATTCTCTCCAAATATTTTCTGTAAATAGTTTTGCACATGTTTATTGTTATGGAGCCTTTTACATCGTTAGCGTCCCAACGACAAAACACAATATTGTCTTCTGTGTATCCAATATCTGTATCAAATCTATCTATGGATAGTAGATCCGGTGGTGTTGAGTGTCTTTTCTTTGCACCCTTGACTGCTAATTTTCTACCTATTTTCATAGGCTTACCTGTGTAATAACAATTCCAACCATATTTTAATTTGTGTTCTTCCCACGCTCGAAAAAATTGTTCTTTAGTTATTGTGTGTTCTAACCTTTCGCACTTACGCGATCCAGAAGATTTTTTGTAATTTCCGTTGGCCTTTTTTACTTTGTCTTTTTTGTAAACTCGTTTTTTAATGTCGTTCCATTTTGCAATCATGAAACCACTTTCAGTATTTAAATATTTTATGTTTTGCTTTCGCATGTCTTCGTTATATTTATAGGCCATTACAGTACGTAGCTCCTCTCGTAATTTTTTGGTTCTAATATGTGTAAAGATTTCTTTGCGCGTGTTACAGCAACATAGAAAAGTCTGTGTAATTCATCTGGATTGATATCGTTGTGGTCCAGAGCAGACTTAGTAATGTCAGGTAAAAGTAATACATTGTCGGCCTCGCCTCCTTTTGCTCCATGTATGGTTGATAATGTTATTCTTGGTGTTTGTGAAATTTTTTCTTTGTTGGCTAACATGTTTCTTATGTAGTTCTCCGTCTCCACATCCAAACCTTCAAACGCTTTGTACCAAACGTCTTCAGTTTGTAATCCATGATCCGCGACGCACTCTTGAATGTAATAACCTTCTTCGTTATCATCAAAAGTTTTACCGGTGCGATAACCTTTGGTTACATTATCTCCCAGGTACGAATAAATATTCTTTATAGATGCAACAGGTAAAGCATGTTCAACCCTTCTCCACTTCTCCCATGCTTGAATTGCCAATAATAAATCTAACTTAATAGAGTTTTTGTGTTTGTGAGAATAGTACCACCCTTGTAACTCGCATAAATCTTTTATGTCATCGAGAAAATAGTTTGCTGTTGATAGAACCAACCACTCACCTTGTGACATATCTATTTGTGTAACGTCAGAGTATCTTGTAAGGTCACCCATCTCTTGTCGTGGTAAATAATACTTGTCGTATCTGTTTGTAACTTTTCTAATTATGTCTTGTGATAGTTCGTGTATTGGCCCGCCAGGTATTCGATATGATTGACTAAGTGTATCCACGTGATCTACTTCTTCCTTAAGAGCGATAAAAGTATCAACATCAGCGCCAGCCCATCTAAATATAGCTTGATCATCGTCCCCAGCAATGTAGGTCTTGTCTGCTTTCGACCATAAAGTCCTGACCATTCTCCACTGCAAAGGTGAGAGGTCTTGTGCTTCGTCAATAAATAATACGTCGAAAGACGGTGATACATCTTGTTGAATAAACTGCTCCAACATATCATTGTAATCAATTAGACCTTTCTCTTTTTTATATCTACTAAGTTCTTGATCTAAAAGATATAATAAATCTCGCTCAATGTCCAGACCGTGTTCATTTTTGTTGTATTCATCCAATACATCAGTGCCCATGACCTTGGCTTTATTTATAATTCGAAGATATTCGTTGTCAGAATTAAATATACCATCAGACTCATTATGCCATGCTGTCTTAATAGGTATGCCACATTTCAAACCAAACTCTCTGTAATCAGAATGCTTCATAACACGTTCTTTTTTTACGCCTAGCATTCTAAACGCTAGTGAGTGTAGTGTTCTAAAATATGGTATCTCTTTTTGATCCAGCATAAATTTTTCTTCTGCTCTTGTGGTTGCCTCCCATGCAGCTTTCTTTGTAAAAGAAAAGTAACCTATCTTTTTTATATCTGTGCCAGCTCGTAAAAAATCTTCTACTAAATTAAGTAGCGTTGTTGTTTTACCTGTACCTGGTGGACCTAGTATTATTGTTTTCACTAGAAAGGTGTCTCCTCATATTTTATGGGACTGATAGAAGGCGTTATTTTTTTCATTGCTTTTATCTTAACCAGGTGTGGTTGCTGTTCTTTAATTTTCAGTCTTGTTTCTTTTTCAAAAATATCTTCCAAACTCTTCAACAAATTACCGGTCTTGGTTCTGTCCATCTCCCAATTGTTTCTTTTACAAAAAGCATAGAAATCATCCATTCTAAAATAAGAATAACCATCGTCAGTCCAAGCCATCTTACGTAAGATCTCATCTCTTGTTCTTGCTTGCGGTCTATTGACTGTAAACTCTTGTAACAAGTTTATGAGATACTCTTTGGGATCAAGAGATTTTAAAGGTTCTATTTCTTGCATGCCCAACAACAAAGGTTTTAGATAAAGCTCTCTCCAGTCTTTTGGTTTAGGTATAGGCACCACAACGGCTGCCTTATCCATAACTTCTAAAGAAAATAAATTAGGATTGTGTAACTGCTCTTTTGTTAAATCAACTCTTTTACCATCTACATCTAAAAAATATTGTGTTGGATCAGAACATATTTTTGACAAAGTTCCTAGCTCTGGCATCTGCTCTTCCTCAAAACCAACACCAAACTTTTTAGTCCTGCATTTTGCGGCGTTGCATACCCCACAGATAGGTTGCTCTTTGCATCTATATTTATCATAACCACGTTTACCTATTGACTTGATAACATTCTGAACCTCAGCAGATTTTAGAGGTGGGTCCATATATTTATGATTGTCGTCCTCTAATAAATCTTGCCAATTATCTGGA